CCCATTAAAATTACCTTGTTTATCATTGTTTTTGCTCCTTTCGTAGCGGTGCAACCGCTTTTTCGTAGTTCCGATAGTAATAGTAAAAGATTTCCAGCAGCTTTTTGGCTGTGTCCTCTTTTTTGACAAATGACACCTGTAAGCCGCACCGATTGCCTGATCGCAGCGACCGCAGGGCAAAATAGACAGTTTCCCCGATGCGTTGCACCTTTCGATTCTGGGCAATCATCTGCTTTTCTGGGATTTCAAACGCCTTTAGTTCTTCCTCTGACGTTACGCCCTCTAAAATCAATTCCATGTGCCGGGCATTCTTTGCAGCTGCATCGAACTCTTTCTGAATGCGTTCCCGGTCGTGGACGAAGTTCCCGAAGAGTTCATCCACGCTGCCTTTCCGTTCAACGATGCAGGAACGCTCAAAGCACTTTCCATTGATTTCAAAGGAATAATCTCCGAAGTCCAGCTTGCGGCTTTCTGTAGCAATCCCATTTGCATGTAAGTACTGGATGATGTGCTGATTGCATTGCTCTCGGGTGTCGCAGAGGACTTTGACTTTTTTTGCAAACGCTTTTCTGTCTGTCATTTTCCTGCCCCCTTGGATGCCTGAAAGCAGTTGATGCAAAGTCCTCTGCATTGCTTGTAAATGTCAATCGGCTGATACAATCGCCCATCCTTGCCTTTGGCGGCTTGTATGGGCTTTTTGCAGCTGCTACAGTAAATTTGTTGACGGGGCTGCTGTTGCGTTGCTGCGGGGACATTTCCAGCGGTCTGGTAAGCGTCTGTATCTGCATCCTTTGCATCGTCAATGCAGAGCAGACCATTTAACGCATACTTTCGGGCATAGCTGGATGCCGTGCCAGTAATCTGACTGGCATCCATGCCTTTCTTGTCGTCCGGTTCTCTCGCAAAGGCGGTCACTGTAATAGCACTGCATCTGCCTGTGACATCCTCTGCCGTTGCAGTTGCCTTTACATAGATGCGATTGCCGACCATGACAATATCATCCGAGCAGTAAATTAAAACGCTGTGCTGCTCTGCAAGCGGTTTGACCGCCTCTAAGATGTCCTCAGCACTGCGGTATTTATACTTTCCAAAGCTGTTGTACTGCCCTTTCGGGGCTTTTAGTTCGTTCTGGATTGCCAGCAACCGTTCCGGCAGTCGCCGTTCATCGAGTTTCTGTTCCATCTTCTGTTCGTCCATGCTCTTCACTTCCTTCTTCTACCAATTCCAACGGGCATTCAAAGCCCACATAACGGGTTGGCTCTACGATGTACTCTCCGGTGATGTTGCAGCGATTCTTGTATTTGTCATACATCTGACAATATGCACATTCGACATGTGCGACATCGTGGAACGTCACCGGAAAGCCAAATTCATAGTTGACCCGCACGAAAACATACTTTTTCACGCCGGATTCAAACATCTTCTGCATGCATCTCCCTTACAAGGTCGGCTGCATAGGTCGTGACTGTGACGCTTTCCACCCATTCTGCAAGGCAATCCTCGCAAAGCCAAGCATCATCGTTGCCGACAATCCGAATCAGTTTGCTGTCACCGGACACTTCCGCACCGCATCCATCGCAGTAAACATGCGGCACACGTTTTGCACCGCAGTTTCCGCACCGTTCGC